GGACGAGCCAATAATAAACAGACCAAACCTGCCAAGTCACAAGGATTTCACAACTTGGCTTCGCTCTACGACGACAGTGGCAGAGTTGTCGAACCAAACCGAGATACCGAAAACGACCGTAGAGCATTGGTTCAGGAAAGAAGAAAATTACTTCAGTTATCCAACATTGACACAGTGGGAATTGATCAAGTCTTCGTTGAATCGACTAAAAAAGAAGATAAAATTCGACAAAGAAATGACGACGATAGAGGAAAAGGAATGGATAAATCCGGATCAAGACTGGCAGACGCCTACAGTAACGAACATCAGTCAAAGGTCGGAGGCGGCAAAAACCAAGAGGAAGAAGTTTCGGGAGAGCATAGGTCGGAACACAGTCCCACCGGGAAACTTAGCCGAGCAAGTCAGCGAGAATTGGGCAACACCGTCGACAATGAACAATCAAAACTACCCGGAAACAAATATGGAAAAACGGAACAGTCCGAGCTTAGGGAGTCAAGCGAGTATATGGGGAACACCGAATCAAAGGGACTACAAAGACACAGTAACGAGTCTGCCGCCGAGCGTGAGGGAGAAGGGCAAGCCGGGCACGAGAGGCAAAACGTTGGGCATGTCAGTAGCGAGTCACCTTTCCCACCTCGACCCGGGGACAAAGAACAATGGAGAAGAGTTATCGCAGAGCGACCAGACCTCGCTCCAGCGTTGGAAAAATCTGCGTTTGAATCCGAGGTTCGTGGAATGGCTGATGGGTTGGCAAATAGGCTCGACAGAACTAACAGGCTTAGAATCCTCGGAAACGGAGTTGTACCTATTCAATCTGCAACGGCAATGCGAATACTGGTCGCACGAATATGGAGTAACAAATGAGTAGACGAGTTAAAAACCAAATAACAACTGGCTGTTTAATTATTGGCTTGTCTACTCTCATTTACATTTGGAGGGCAAAATGACGAAAGTAATCACTGAATTTAACGAGCGAATATTGTTTGTTCATCATTCGTTTGGCTTAAAATATAAAAAACCAAACGGCAGGCAAGTGCCAAGAAAATACCAAAGCGTAAATGATCAGTCCCATGGCTTGCCGGAAAGGTTTAGTAACCCTAAAACAATTAACGAATATGGTGTCGGTTGTTATTTTAATTTTACCTATGTAGAAGATAAAAAAACTGGTGAATGGTATAGTTACCCACCAAGCGAAATAATAGTCTACGCACCACCAGTCATACAAGGCGACATGACTGCCAAGGAATGGGTTATGAAAGAACACACAATAACAAGCCCGTTTGTTATACCCGTCAAAAATGGGCAAACAATGAGAAGGTTAATGGTATGGTTTGAAAACGGTGAATTATGCCATAAGTTTAGACACGAGTTAAAGGAGGACACTAGATAGTCTTATATCTATATATCTATATATATAGAGTAAACAAGATTTACTAAGAGAAAAAGAGATACTGATAAACGATAATTTATAACAAACGAAGTATAGGAGATTACCTTGAATTTAGAGGAAAAAACGACTGAGCAAATCGCAAAGGCTCACGCAAGAATGAACGAAGATATTAAAAAACTTAGGGACAAGCAGTTTGAGCTAGAACGTGAAATGGAAAGGCGTATGGGTGAAGATGATGCGTTGGCATGTATCGGATTCAACATTCAAAAAAAATATACAAATTGGGTGTACCGTGAGGACAGCATGACTGCAAACTTGAAAGAATTGCTTACACCGGACGAATGGGACAGCCTGCGAAAAGTTATACCTGAGAAAAAAGAATGGGACGGTCGCAAAATTTATTCCATTGGACGCAAATACAAAGGTCGAGTACAAGAAGCCATAGACAATTCACGCTATGCAATGAACTACCGGGTAGAAATTAAAAAACTATGATAGCAACTGACGAATGTAAACAATGTGGCGGCACAGGTTGGCTTGGTTATGAAACAACTTCGAACGGTTCAGTTAAATTTAACAAGTGCAAATGCCAACAAGCAAGACAAATTGACATTTTGCTTGGCAATCCTGACATTGTAGGGTTGACCGAATCAGATGTTTTAACATTTACATTTCGTAGTTTTAAGCCAACTCGTCAGGCTATACCGATTGCTCAAAACCAAGCAAAAGCAATGGTGAAAGTTTATAAAAACTGGGTATCTAAAAAGCATATCTTTTTGACCGTATCAGGTAGCACTGGCATAGGTAAAACGCACCTAGCAAAGGCGGCAATTGTTGAACTTATAAAAAAAGGCGAGCGTCCATTTTACAGCCGGGCTGTTGAATTAAACAGACAACTACGGAACTTTGAGGACGGTGAGGCTGACAGATACCGTGACAGACTAACAACATCACCCTACCTTGTTCTTGATGATGTAGGCGTTGAACATGACCCACGAGGTTATTTGCAATCAATATATCACGGCGTCATTGATGACAGATACAGTAACAATTCACCTACGCTGGTTGTTACTAATTTAGCACTTGATAGATCAAAAAAGCATAGCCTAGCAAATGCTATCGGTGTCCGTGCTGTTAGCAGATTAAACTCAGGGCAGTTTTTTGAAATGCGAGGCAAAGACCTGCGAGGAGAGCTATGACTGAAAATTTAGAGCTTTTCGTAAAAATTAACGTTTACATTCCTGCTGATGAGTTTGAACAAATGATTGACAACCCTTGCTTAGTTGCCCGGGATGTTGTTTATGGCATACAAGGAATGACACCTTCGTACAAAGAACTGATAGCAGACTTAATGCTTGATAGTTTGCGTAAAAAAATAGCAAAGCATAAGGAGGAAAATGACTGAAGCAAAAAGACAATGGGCATACTTAGACGGCATAAACAAACTGCAGATTTACAATAAGGACTGCGTAAATATGATGTCAAAAATGGAAAGCAATATGTTTGACCTAGCAATTGTTGACCCACCATACGGCATTGATGTTACTAAAATGTCATTAGGTAAACACGAAAAACGATCAATACGCCGGGAGTTGTATCGAGGTGAGAAGGATTGGGATTCTGCCGCACCGGGCAAAGAATACTTTGACGAGTTGTTTCGTGTATCAAAAAATCAGATAATGTTTGGTGCAAATCATTACATTGAGAACTTTGCACACTTAGGACTTAACAGCAGTTGTTGGATCGTATGGGACAAAGACAATGGCGAAACAGATTACGCAGACTGTGAGCTTGCTTGGTCGAGTTTCAAAAAACCTGTGCGACGATTTAAACACCCTTGGTATGGCTTTATGGCTAAGGAACGAAACGAAGAGGATAGAATACACCCAACGCAAAAACCAATCGCATTGTACAGGTGGCTTCTAACTAAATTTGCAGAACCCGGTCAGCATATACTTGATACACATATGGGCAGTGGCAGTAGTGCGATTGCGTGTAAATTTGAAGGCATGCACTACACTGGTTATGAGATAGACAACGGACACTTTGTAAATGCAGTAAAACGCATACAGGAAAAGACTAAACAACACACACTATGGTAGACATTAAAGACCTAAAAGATAACGAAGTACAAATAATAAAAAACATACCTAAAGGACACCTGCGTATGAACTTTAGAGTAAGACCAAGACCAAAGCCACGAGAAACGCAAAAAACCCGGTTTGTTAACGCTAGGGTTCGTGAATACAGAAACTGGGCAACTCAGGTCAAAGAAACTTTGGCGGCAGAACTAAAAAAACATTATAACGAATTGCCAATCTACCCGGGACAACGGTTAGGCATTGCATTTGGCTTTGGTGCTACACGCAAAGCACCTCCTAACGCACGCAAAACAAAAAAGGGCAAAGTAGACGGCAGACAAGTAAAAGGCATAAATGACTGGGATATGAGCAACCTAATTAAAGGCGTTGAGGACATTATGAATGGACTCGTTTATGACGACGACAAGCAGATCCGGTGGTATGGTCCCTGTTTTGCAGAGGATACAACAAGCGACTGGATGTCAGTTCATGTATGGCAAAACTCAAGATGGCAAGACATTTGGGACAGGCTTACTGTTTACAGTATTTTGCAATGGAAGGACAACTCCAAAAATAAATGAGAACGCACTGCCCGGATTGCAGGACAGTTTAAAAAGTTAAAAATTAGAATGTTTGCATTCTGTATTCTAGGTATAAAAACCAAGGTATCAAACTACCAAACACACACAAAAAACCCGAGTATGGCGATTCTACGACGTCAGAATAATGCATTTTGAGCTAAAACAACGCAAAAATAGGCAAAAAGCGTGCTAAAGGGTACTTGTAACAAAAAGACATAACCTTTATGTTTACAGAATAAAGGAGGCAATATGGCGTCAATTGATGATATACGAGCAGTGATCAAATGGGTTAAAAAACAATATCCTGTGCGACCACTTGTTCCAACACGACCTTTGTTAGATTCACACCGGAATAAAACTGACAAAAAGAAACTGAAACAGAACTTACCAATATAACCAACCTGTTCCCTTTACTAATGCCCTTGTTCTTTATTTGAGCAAGGGCATTGTTACTTAGCAAAGTTTAGGAGATTTGCTGATTGCAAGTGTAACACAATTCATACCTGTGAAATAATGAACAGGTCATTTGCAATAATTACAAAAATCGGTAATATACAAAGTGCTAATTGTTAATAGCTTTTAAAAGCTCTCAGTGGGACGCCTCCAAGAGAACCAATACAGTTTTTCGTGGACTACTGAGGGCTTATTATTACACAGGGCTAGCCTAATCCTAACCTCTAACCCTTAAAGTTAAAGTTACATCCCAAGGTTAGCCCGCTGTTAAAAAGGCATTCGTCGTCATTTCTACAAGACACTTTTACCCTCCAGGCACTTTTTTTGCCGTTTATAATGATCTTTTTAGGTTTAAAAACAGCCAGTTGAGCTAAACACTGCGTGCCGGGCATGCTGCTTTTGCGCTGCAGTTGCGCTGTAAGTGCTAGTTTTGCCCGATTTTGAACCTAACTGAACCTAAAAAGGGAGCATTTTAACTTCCCCTAAACTTCCCGGGAGCGTACAGAGGGAGGGTTCGTCGTCATAATTTTGACGACAAAGACATGCTGTGTGCGATTAGCTCAGAAAGCTTTTGAACCTAAAAACCACCAATTTGAACCTAAAATGTCAGGTTGTCAGGAAGAGCGGCTTGCCTGACGATCGCCAGCGGCACGTTTACAGAGCTCGGTAAATGTCGGTAAATGCATGGCTTTGTGAAACCTGTTACACTTTATTTATGAAAAATCGCATCTCTGAACATGTGACGTTGAAGCGTAAAGATATCAAGCCTAACAGCAAAAATTGGCGATATCATAACAAAAAACAACTGAAACAACTGAGAGCAGTCATAGATACTGTTGGATTTGTAGACGAAGTACTTGTTATAAAAGACACTGAAAACGTCGGTAAATATATATTAATTGACGGCGAAGCTCGTTGGTCAATAACTAACGACGAAGAAGATATACCCGTTGGAGTCCTAGATTTAACGCCTGAAGAGGCTGATATTGTCCTTGCCACACTTGATCCATTGAGCTCCTTTGCTGGTGCTGAGGGACAAAGAGATGCAAATATATCCAAACAAAAGCTTACTGAGCTAGTAAACGCAAACAACATTGATAACACCCGGATCAAAGGACTGCTTGATGATATACAAAATAAATACGGAGCAGACGAAAAAAGCACGATACTAAAGAAAGGCGTGACAGAACTCATACCGGACTTACCTAGTGACGCTGATGACGTTTATGTGCAAAGGGGTGACCTATGGGCATTAGGCGAGCATAAGCTGTTCTGTGGCGATTCTACGAATCCTGATGACGTGTTAAAACTAACTGACGGCAAGACTGTTGACTTAGTACTTACTGACCCACCGTATGCTATCTATGGATCAAGCACAGGACTGAGCCAAGACATAACCGACGACAAGATAGTAAGACCATTTTTTCGGGACGTGTTATCAGTATGTGAGCAGGTATGTGCTATGTATAGTCATATTTATATATTTTGCGATTGGAGGTCATATCCGAGTTGGTGGGAAATGGCTAAACAAGTAAAAATCGTAAGCAAAAACCTCATTGTATGGTATAAAGGTGGAGGCGGTCTCGGTGCTAATTACACGAATACATATGAATTAGTCTACTTTGCGAGTAAACTGCCTCCCCAAAAAGTCATGGGACAAAGGAAAGCAGGGCAAAAGCCAGTACATAAGCCAAACCATATAACTGAACTGAGAGCAACCGGAAGCGACAGGGAACACAATGCCGCCAAGCCCGTAAACTTATTAAAACAACTGATAGACAACAGCACGGACTCAGGCGACACCGTGTTAGACTTATTCATGGGATCGGGTAGCACATTGATTGCATGCGAAGAGAAAAATAGAAAAGCAGTCGGTATGGAGATCGATCCTAAGTACATGCAGGTAACTCTTGAAAGATATAAAAGACTTACCGGGAAAGAACCAAAGCTGATTAAGAACTATGGCAAGACCGACAAAGATAAATAGAGATTTGATAGACAACATTGCAGGACATATAAGCAATGGAGTAACACCCGAGATAGCGGCACAAATTGAGGGCATACACCCTGCTACATATTACGATTGGATGAAACGTGGCAAAGAACAGAAAACAGGATTGTTTTCCGAGTTTTCCGAGGCGATTACGCAGGCGAGGACATTATTACGAGCAAAAATAGAGCTGACATTAGCAGAAACTGACCCAAGATTCTTTGCTACTAGATCGCCAATAATGAGAGAACAGTCAGATGTGCCCGGCTGGCATAATTTTGAAAAACAACAACAAATGCAGGTAAACGTTGTTACTGTTAGTTCTATTATTGACGACGCAATACAGGCTTTGCCTGAGCCGGCTAATATTTTAGAACTGCCTAACCTAGACGACAAAGACATACATTTCATTGGAGAGAATGGTCATAAAAACGGACACGAACAAGATACTGACAAAGTGGGCTGATCCAGTTTTCTTTGTGCAACATGTATTACAAGAGCCATTGTTTAGAAAGCAAGGCGAAATATTGCGTAGCATAAAGTCTGAGCCGTTCGTTTCAGTTGTAGGTGCAAATGGTACAGGTAAAGATTGGACTGCCGCCCGGGCTATCCTATGGTGGTTAATGGTTAACAAAGAAGCAATTGTTGTAGTACTTGCACCGACACATAGACAAGTGCAAGATGTTGTCTGGAAGGAGGTTCGTGTTGGATTTACTGCCGCCATGAACAACGGCAAACCATTAGGAGGCACAATTGCAAAAGTACCACGCTGGGAGATCAATGACAGACGCTTTGCTGTAGGATTTGCTACTGACAGCGAATTTAACATACAGGGATATCATAGTCCTAAGCTCTTGCTAGTTATTACCGAGGCTCATGCCGTAGAAGATTCACACATTGACGCAGGCATGCGTTTAAATCCTAGTAGGGTCCTAATGACTGGCAACCCGTTTACAAATTCAGGTAAGTTTTACAATTCACATCACAGCGAGCGTGATCTATGGAAGACAATTGAGATCAGTGCATTTGATACGCCAAACGTTATAACAAAGACAGATGATGTACCCGGTTTAGTTAGTTACTCACAGGTCGAGCGTCGTAAATTAGAACTTGGTGAGGACAACCCGATGTATATTGGATCAATACTGGGCAAGTTCCCGGAAACTTTAGATGACACATTGATACCGTTGTCTGTAGCTAGAAAAGCGATTGGTCGTCAAATTAAGCCCGAAGGAACTGTAACTCTTGGAGTTGATGTTGCCCGGGAAGGTAGCGACAAGACTGTAGTAGTTAGGCGGCAGGGTAGTCAAGCACGAATCATTTGGTCAGTGCAGGGATATGATACCCAACAAGTCGCAGGATTTATTGGACGCTATATGTTAGACAATCCGACAACAGAAGAGGAGCGTGGTTATTGTGTGATTGATTCAGTCGGATTAGGTGCAGGAGTCTATGACGCATTAGCAACTGGCAACTACACATACGAACTGCAAGAGTTCAAAGGTGGTGGCAAAGCAATAGACTCTGAACGGTTTAAAGATAGAAATGCTGAGGCGTGGTATAGTATTAGAGAAGCGTTATTAGACGACGACCTAGACATAGGACAATCATGTTCACAGTTCCCGAATTGTAAATGCAAACAGACTGCTACTGGTTGTGGATCAGTAAATGACGACAACCTCGAGCGTTTAGTAGCTCAACTCGCAAGTCGACAGTATACAATCGAAGGTGACCGTCGAATCAAATTAGAAAGCAAAGACAATCTACGCAAAAAAGGCAAGCGATCGCCTGACGAAGCAGACGCATTGGCAATGACTTACTCAGTCGTAGAAAAGATACTGGAGGTATGGTAATGAGTTTTTTAGATAGAATCCAAAACGCAATAAAAGGAATAAGAACAGCAAACGCTGACGAATTAGTAGACGTCAAAGAGTTAGGTGCTATGCAATGGGCAAGAGAATCCTACTCAGGTGTTGATAGACTATTGATGCCAAACAGTGACTTTGATTATGGCAATCAAGTCGCTCCTATGCTTAACTCAGCAGTAGCGGCATGTGTGCATTGGTTTATGAGAGTTTTTCCGGAAGCTCCAATGTACATACAAACAATGGACGAGTTAGGTAACTCCGAGTACAACTATGACAGTGACGCCGTAAGATTATTAGAACGACCTAATCAATTTTACTCCGGGTCAATACTTCTGATGGGAATAATTACAGATTATTTAACAACTGGCAATGCATATATAACAAAGATAAAAAACCCACAGGGCAGAACCATTGAGTTATGGTATACCCCTGCAAAACTAATACAACCTAGAGCTCCAAAAGATACAACAACGGAATATGTAACATACTACGAATACAAGCCATTTGGTCAGTCGATAAGATTAGAAGTAGATGACGTCGTACACTTTAGATACGGAATCGATCCTGAGAACGTTAGAAAAGGATTATCACCTTTGGGATCAGTACTGCGTGAGATCTTTACTGACGACGAGGCGGCAAATTACTCAGCCAGTCTACTAAAGAATATGGGAGTTGCTGGTTTATTTATGACGCCTAGAGAATCACTAAGTGGTTTAAGTAGAGAGGCGGCAGAAACAATGAAGCGTAAATTTAAGGAAAGATTTACCGGGGACAGACGAGGTGAGCCATTCGTATCTAATATGCCACTAGATATCATGAAGTTATCATTTAGTCCGTCTGAGATGAATCTGCGTGACGTGAGGCGTATTCCTGAAGAGCGAGTTGCATCAGTGTTAGGTATACCTGCCATTGTTGCTGGTTTGGGTGCAGGATTAGATCGGGCAACTTTTAGCAATATGTCCGAGGCAAGAGAGATGGCTTACGAATCTGCTGTCATACCTTTGCAACGATTGATTGCTACAGACCTAACAAGTCAATACTTACCTGAGTTTCAAGATACAGGACATTTTGCGTTTGACAATCGAATGGTTAGAGTATTGCAGGACGATCAAACTGAAAACGCTAACAGAATAGCAAACCTCTATAAGTCAGGCATTATAACAAGAGCTGAGGCTAGACAACAAAGCGGTTTGAGCTATGAGGAAACAGATGAAATATTCTTAGCACCGACCAACGCAAACGAAGTTGGCAGGTTTGAACGAGCTCCACAGGTTGGCGGCACAGGAGGCGGCACGCCGGGCGTGCTGAGTCTTTCGTCGTCAGAAGAAGCACAAACAAAGATCCGAGGAAGCATAAAATATAAACATCACAGGTTTGGTAGTGTAATAAAAAACAGCGTGCTAGAACGTAACGAAAAATATCTTATGAACAAAGAACCTGAGATAACTCGAAGACAGTTCCAAGATAAATTAGCAGAAAACCTACAAGAAGTAGAAACACAATTTGCAAAAGACCTACTCAAAGAATTTGAACGCCAAGGAAGAGATCTGGCGAACGCATACCTGAAACATGTAACTGGTGTCGCAGAATATAACGACGACAAAGCATATGACAATGAGATTACGATTGAGGTTAAAGATGATCCAATCGAAATAATAGGTGATGTAGGCGAGGAAAACCTAGATGTCCTAGTTACTTCGTTAATGGCAAGCCCACAACTAGCAGAACCGGGCAGACAGCGTATTGAGCTAATATACCAAAAGGCATACGGAAACATTGCAAGAAGGACATTTGACGCAGTAAGTGACCGGGTAGGTGTTGGTGTCGTGTTTAATGAAACTGACGCTATAGGACAAAATGTATTAGCAACAGGCGGCAGACGAGCCGGCTTAGTAGATTTTACTGCCCAAGCAAAAAGAGCAACAAGAGAAGCAATCCGGGCAGGTAGAGAAGAAGGTGACAATCCTAGGGCAATTGCTAGAAGGATTAGAGAAACAGTCCCAGTAGGAAGATTTACACGACTGGCAGAAAATGAAGGCGTCGAAAAGGCTAAGGCATACAGATCACTTATGATCGCAAAGACTGAAACACATAATGCACAAAGACAATCAACTATTGAAGGTTACCGTGCTTCAGGACTTGTAGAATTAGTCAGAGCCATTGACGGGGTCGGTGGCGATACAGATGACGTTTGCCTAGATCGTGACGGCAAGATATTTACATTAGAGGACTCATTAAATGAAACAACACTAGAACACCCTAACGGTACGCTTGATTGGGAGCCCATTGTGCAAACACCTGATGAGCCCGGCTTGCCGTTAAACATATAGGAGGTACTTATGGCTAAATATGGATACGGAGGAGGTGGAGGACGCCGAGGAGGTGGAGGTGGTCGTCGTGGAGGTGGCGGCAGAAGAAGGACTGGAGGAGGTAGAAGGCGAACCGGTGGAGGAAGAAGAAGGAGAAGATGAACACATCACAAATATTTTATAGATACGGTAACTTGCCTCCGGCATACGCACCTGCACATTTGCCAAACCCTACTGGCGTTGATGTCCCGGTCGGTCAGAGATGTGGTAACTGTGGCTTTATGGACGGTGGCTACTGTCATAAATGGGAAGAGTTCGTTGCAGTTAATTATTGGTGTCTAGCATGGATGGCAATTGACAACTTTGAAAATGTGCTTGATACTGGGAAACCTGACGAGGTGCAGGTTCAAGAAATGAGTTCGTCGTCATCTTTCACAACAAAAAAGTACGAAACTATCAACTTTAAACCACCTGAAGGAGTCGCTAAGGCGGCAAAAAAAGGATTAGAATGGCGAGCTGAATATAACCGGGGAGGCACTGAGGTTGGTGTTGCTCGTGCTAGGGACTTATCAAACAGAACTACAGTGTCACCTAAAACAATTGGACGCATGGTGAGCTATTTTGCAAGACATGAGGTTGATCTTGACGCACCGGCGGCAAAACGAGGTAACGACGGATATCCAAGTGCAGGCATAATTGCTTGGTACTTATGGGGTGGTTTTCCCGGCAGGACTTGGGCAAACAAAGTATATAGACAAATGAAGCGTGAAGATGAACAAGACTGACAAAGAACCACGCTGTCCATACTGTAACAAAATGCTAGCGTATGAGGTGACAAGACCTTGGTCACTTAAATGTCAAAGGTGCAAGGCAACTATCGTAAAGCACGCCAGTTAAAAATCTGTTATTATTTAAAGCATGATCGTGTACCTTGCTCGTGTACCATTTATTAGTATAGGAGTAATTAATGGACGGCAATCTTGAGAGCAAGTCATTAGCAAAACCTGAAATAATATTTAAAGACGGCAACGACGGACAACCCACAGGTGAGATAGAAGCAGTGTTTTCTGTCTTTGGTGTTCGTGATCATGACGGTGATGTCATCATGCCTAACGCAATCGCAAACGAATCAAAGGTAGCAATTGCATGGGGACACGACTGGAGTAAAACCGTAGGCAAAGGTCAAGTCTTTGTCGATAACAACAAAGCCACACTAAAAGGTAAATTCTTTTTAGATACACAAGCTGGCAACGAAGCATATAAAACTGTTAGAAACATGGGTACTGACCAAGAATGGTCATGGGGATTCATTGCACAAGAAATGAATGACGCAGACCCTGAGATGTATAACGGTAGAAAAACTCGT